ACCGGTAACTAAATCTGTTTTGTTTTGACCAAAGTAACGGCTAACAAAATCATCAATAGACATCCCGGATGCTTCAATCTCATCCAGAATTTCGTTGTAGGTTAGACCGCCAGCTTCTTTTTGCTTTAGCGATCCTGTGATTGTTTTATCGGTATCAAATGTCTTAAGCGCAGCCGTTGTGTCGGCTGGCTTAATACCAAGCAAATCAGACAAACCAGCTTCTGGATTAACACCAGATGCCCGTAATGAATCAGCAAATGATGCAAGGTTAGACGATATGTTTGTCTTAAATTGATCTTGCGTTTGACCAAAGAATCTAGCTAGGTTTTCTAACCCAATGCCTTGCGTGATAGCAGCATTAAGCGCATCTCCGTAAGATACAGTCTTAATTGTTTTTGTTGAATCTTTTGGGTCAGGGGCGTCTTTTAAAAGCGTATTAAATTGCTGACGGTCTTTTTCATAGACCAAGTCTTTTGTGATATTTACAGAGCCAAACTCTGGCCTTCCTGATGAAAAAGCGGCAGCAACGTCAGCATAAGATAACTTGTTTGTTGTTGCGTAATCTATTAGCTTGGCAAAATCAGGTGAGATGTATGTTTTTTCAACGCCACCTTCAGTTCTTGTTTCGGTGGTGTAAAAATTTTTGACCGCGTTGGTTAAATCATTCTTTTCAATCTGTCCGATATTATTTCTGACCGCCGCATCTATAACCGCAGGGATGATGCCTTGATCTTTCCCAAGCTTCCTAATATCTGCTTCTGTTGCGCCATTAGCCAGTAAATTAGATACGGCTGGTGCAAAGAAATCTGAAACGGCTCTTTCATAATCAGCCATCGTTTTGCTAACGCCAAACTGCGTGTTAACAAAATTCAATGTTTGTTCAGGCGTCCATTGGTTGTTGACAGCCTCTATGACCACCCTGCGGGTTAACTCATCCCCGTCCGGGTTCCCTGCCAAAAGTTTGTTCTTTAATACTTCTGTTGAAACATCATTTGAAAACGTATTTTTTTCAGTGGCATCTATGGAAGTGCCAAACCGAGTAACGTAATCATTAAGCTCTGCTGCTGTTGGTTGCCTGCCAAGAACTTCTTGGTACAAACTCTTGACTTCATTTTCCGCTGCGGTTCTTTCAGCGACCACCCTTGCTGCTTCTACTCTTTCTGCTTCTTGTCTAGCAGCTTCTTGTCGTGCGGCTTCAGCAACCCTTGCGGCCTCTTGGTCTGCCGCAAGTTTGGCGGGTACATCGTAATACCCGTAAGGCTTGATGGCATCAATGTCTGCCTGAGAAGTCCCGTAAGCACGAAGCTGCGATTCAGTTACTTTATTATCAACGAGCCAATTAACTCTATCTTGAGCGCCAATATCAAACCAATTAGATGGCAGATTGACGCCAACTGAAGCGGCTTTATCTCTTGCAGCTTGTTGTTCTGCGGCAATTCTTGCCGCTTCTTGCCTTGCAGCTTCTTGTTGGGCGGCTAACTGTTGCGCCCGTATCTGCTCTTGGCGAATAGCCTCTTGTCTAGCCGCCTCTTGTTCGGCGGCAATTCTTTCTGCCTCGCGTATTGCTTCTTGCCGGTAATACTCATCTATCCGAGCCTGTTCTTCTTGTTGTCTGCGAATCTCTTGCTGCCGGATATTTTCTTGGCGTATTGCCTCTTGTTCGGCGGCTATTCTCGCAGCTTCTTGTTCAGCAGCTATTCTTTCTGCTTCGTAATCACGCTCTGGTGGAGGTTGATAACCGTTATTAAGCATCCAGTTAATGGATGCGTTATCCACGCCAGCGTTTTGGAGGTCATTTACCGTGACCTCCATAGCATTGAACCACGCTATCTTTTGCGCGGCATCATAACTATTCCAATCTGATGGTAATTCATTAACAAGAGCCACGGCTCACCTTAGCAGGAACCGCCTCTGTTCATCTTGACCATCTTGCCTTTGGTTTTGCCTTTCATAGCAACACCATTGATAGACGGTGCAGCAGTCTTTACTGCACCCATCTTTGATGCACCCATGTAGCCACCTTTCTTCATGCCCTTCATCTCGGCCATCTCATGCTTGACCATCGACTTAGGTGCGCCTTTGGCTTTCATAAAGGCAACTTCTTTCTTGACCATTGCTTTGGGTTCTCCGCCCGCTTTGTAACCTTTCATGGCTTTTTGCTCCGATATGCCAATCGCTATGGCTTGTTTAGGGTTAGTAACTTTTTGACCAGAGGAAGACTTTAATTTGCCTTCCTTGAACTCACGCATGACTTTGCCTACTTTGTCCATCACACCATCTTCCCACGGGTTTTCCCGCGAATGGCTATACCGTCAGCGCGTTTAGACGCGCTCCCGACTGAGCCACCCTTAGCATATCCCTCGGGCCTTTTCATCATGCCGCGAGTCATGCCCGGAACATTCTCGCCTTTTGGTGTAAACATGCTTTGCCTCTTGGGCGCTTTCTTTGGCAGTGTGGCTGTAGGCACATCTTCTTTAACTGGGATCGGTGTAGGCGAAAACTTTTTTGGCGGACTGGTGACCGGGGGTTTAGCCTCGGGCGACCCGCGTCTGGTCAAACCTTGTTGCGCGTTAAGGTAATCTCTTAGATTATTAAATCCAGCCTTTTGCATCTGCTCTTTAGTAACAACCGGAGCCTTCGCCGCAGCAATTGGCTTTCGATTACCCATCCCCGGCACATAGTCAAGACCGGACTGAGCGTCATACTCAGACCGAACAGGCGATGTTTCAGAGCTTGGCTTTACTGGCGCTACCGTTGTCTTTTGCTCAGAAGGTCTGCGAAGCATGGCTTCGTCCATAGCGGCGGCATCTCTTTCCTCCCGCATACGCTTTCCCAGAGCTACAGCCTCTTCATATCCACGGTCTCTTGTACTCCCTGACATGACAGGCTCGCCTTTGTCACTCGGGGATATACCTCGGTTAATATTAAATCGTTCAGTAAATGTGTCTATGCCCGATCTAACAATATTACCTTGGCTGTCTCTTAGCGGTTCCCGATCAATATCGGGCATGGCACCGCCTTCTTGGTACTTACGTTTTTTCATCACTGTTTTCCTTTCGCGAGGGCGTCAATTTTTGCTTCAAGTCTTTCAAAGCCTGAATCAAATCGTTCCATGATTTTTTCAAGATCCTGCCTAACTTCTGCACGGGTAATGTGATCACGGGCAATCTCCTCCCGAGTTTTGTTGAGCAAAATCTGAATGCGCTTTTGCTCATCGTGATTTATCTTAATCATGAACATGACCAAGGCAACGAAGAATGACGTTACTAAATTCCAGACAATAACCCCGGTATCCATTTAACATTGCTCCGCCTTAACTTTATAAGCGTCCCACTCAGGAGCATCTACCGAAGCATAAAGATATTGCGCTGCAAACTCTAACAGCATTGGGTCATCGCGGAAATGCCCCAACCCTCTATTACAATGATTGCAAAGCATCCCTCTTACTTCTCCGGTTACATGGTCATGGTCAACAACCAAAGGCCCGTCATCCCCACAAATAACGCACTGCGTAACTGTAGCTTTTATATCAGCTAAAGCTTCGTCTGTAATTACATCACGAAACCGACCACGACAGTTTGCATTTCGATACGTTGCACGACAACTACGGCACCAACTATCCAAACCGTTACGCTTTTTATTGTGCGGAGGAAAAAACTCAATTGTTTCTGGCTTTTCCTCTTTACAGCGTGTGCAGGCTAACATTTCCATGCTTTTAACGACAACGCTTTACGCGTCGGTCGTCCTTTTTCGTCTTTCATAGGTCCGGGCATCCCACTCATCCTCGCGCAAAAAGACTTACGACGATTAGCGTCTTTTTCAGTCTTTGGGTTTGGGGCGGGAGGCTTAAGCCCCGGCTTGCCCGGATTAGCTGCGTTGTATGAAGCTCGCCCTTTGGCGTTCAAACCACCTTTTGGGTTTTTGCCTTCCTTGCGCTGCCATGCAGGGGACTTAGCCATAGACTACCTCTTTCCAAGAGAGCGTTTCTTCATCCCAGCTATATGCGTTTAAATCAGCGCCTTCTGGATATGATACAGGGCAATCCCAAGTTAGGGTAGTGGCATCCCAGATCCATGATGGGAACGGCTTACGCGCATAAAATTCATCATGTTTGCGTAGCATCCATTCGGCTTCATCAAGTATTTCAAGTACGCCGGGAACTGATATATCTGCATCATTATCGCACACACCGTAGTATTTCGGCGCACGTTCATACACGCCCAAAAAATTTACTTTAACCGGCCATGTTGACTTATCGGCCCAATCAAGATTTAGCCCTTTCAAGACGGGCATCGATGGGCCGGTTGTCATGGGTGCCAGTGTGCAAGGTACTTTAGTTACGGCATCTACCTCGGTGACGCAAATAAACATAATTGTCCTTTATACGGGTACGCGCCTTACAGCGCGAGTCGGAAAACTATTACTTGCCTTTAAAGCAGAAGAAAATAGCGTTCCATTGGTAAAGCGTTTCATATACGCGTTTGATGCGCCATTTTGAGTGCTACTCCAGTTATAATTATTTGAAAACATTTGAATCCCGCCGCTTTGAAAATCGGTTGCGGTTGTTTGCGCGGGATTACCTGACGTGTAATTACTTGCTCTAGGCGGCACTGCATAAGGGTTTATTCCAGTAGTCGTGACATTTGCTTGTGTTGTAGGTTTTAGATTGTAATAACAAATTTCCAATTCTTGAAATGCGGGCATATACCAATCGGTATAACCGCCAATTGTTAAAGCTTTGCAAAAAAACGCCGGGGGGTGTGCTGCATCATTGATGGCTATACTATTGGCGGGGCCGTCAATGGCTGATGTTGCGCCTGGGTCATCTGTGTTTGATGTTTTATATGGGCCGCTTGGACTTTCACCAGTACTTTGAGGCGAAACAATTAAATAATAATCAGCAACGCCTGTTCCTGCGGTTGAAATTTGTCCCGTATAATAACCGCCTCCAAACGGTTGACCGATAGTTAGACCGGATGCTGTTAACCCAAAACCCTTTGCCGATGCTGCACCTCGCGTGCCAAGTAATGGCATATCAATTTCCTCAAGCGAATTTGGTTTGTGAAGCTAAAACAGTAAATGTGGCATTACCAGTCTTTATAATTGTGTAGGTATACACGTCAATTGAGCTTGCGTTGCCAGACGTTGGGGCTGTGCCGCCTTGCCACTTTGGTGTAACCGAGACGCCGTCTACTTCAACGGCGTTATTGTAATAAGCTGTTGAGCCTTGGGTGACAAGGTGCGCCACCGTCACGGTCTGCCCAACTGCTATTTCGCTATCAAGTTTTGAGTATTGATCACCGCGTAAATTGATTGTCCAATTAGCTGAAGCATTAGAAGTGTAATAAAGAACAGATTGCTGATTGACATCGTAATTAATAGTCCCAGTTGCCGCAACTGCTTGTACAGGTGATGTCTCTGTAAACCCAAACGTCAAGTCTAACGACGGAGCGTTGGGGACGTAATTGAATGATGTTCGTTGGAGTAGCGGCATTTTAGTAGTCACCTCCGAACGCAGTGACTGCGATAGCGATATTTGTCCCGCCTGCGGCCACAGTGGTTCCAGCATAAATACGATAACTTGCCGGTATATTTAACCCATTTACAGGAAGTGTTAAGGGGTAAGTTGTCAAAACTGCTGTAGCAAGTGCGGTTACTGCGGTAGCCGGGACGGCAACTTCACCAAGAAAAATATTGTTTCCTGCCGACGTATTAACACTATTATTGTTTATCCAGAACCGCACCACCGTGGCCGAAGAAGTCCCAGATGCCGTAGCGCCATTAGTTGAAGACAAACGGCATACAACCTGATCTATTCTTGCACCATTCGCCCCTGCGGTAAACACAAGAGCCATCGCAGTGCCAACAGCTTCTGTACCATCAAAAGCCTTGGTGTTGGTCATTGCCGTGGAAAGAATGGCATTGGGCGCACCAGTGTTGGGAGTCTGGGTAAAGATTGGGGTTGCAGTTACAGCCATGATTAAAATCCTCCGAAATTATTGGCAAGAAAAATGTTGGAGCCAGATGGTGGGGGGGTAAGCGCAACAATGCTACTCACCGGAATCTGATAATTAGCACCGGACCTTGCTATGGGAATAGCATCCGCTGATTGCGCGGGAGTCCCGCTAGGTAGACCGCTAATTTTCTCATTAGCCATTCATTACTCCAATAAGAACCGATTATTGGGAAATGTGCCTACTTCTTGTAACAGGAAGTCACCCGACTCTAATAGCAAAAATGATGCGTTTGCACCTGAGTACGTTATTGTTACTCCAGCACCACTTACATCTTCGCCTACTGTCGTACCAGTATTTGCAGCTTCTTCGCCGAAGGCGTACCCCGATGTGGTGTACCCAAAGTTTGAAACGCCTGCGCTACTGATTTGACCCATTACTGGCCCACTCCAGCCTGAATAATTGTCATCGTTGCTATGCCAGACCCCGAGTTAACAGTCAGCCGTACAGCCGTTACGGGGAACGCATAGTTGCCGTCAGCATTTCCTGACTGAGATGCAAGCGAGGCATGGTTGAACCACGTCCCCGATCCAGCGGAATATCCGCTTGCCCATACATCATCAAAGGTATGTTGCACGGTGTAGTTCACCGTGCCATCTACTTTCACGCCAATACCGACATTGAAAGGGGTTACAAACAGCAACATGGGGACAGGGTTTGTAGACCCTGCCGCAGTCTGGGATACTGTGATAGGCCGCATGACCCGCCCCTATTAAGACGTTGCAAATGGTGTAGCTACTGAGCCAGAACCAACGGCTACGCCTGTGACCATGTATTTAAGCGCTGCAATCGCAACGATCTGAACCCACGTCCCAGCGACACCACCCGTGGTTGTGCCGTTGAAGTTGATGAAGTCGTCGTTTGCACCGGCACCAAACCCACGGGTTGCATCAGTGCTGTCGCTATCAATTGATAAGACATAGCCAACAAACCGGTCCGTGCCGTCAGTTCCAATCTTCAGCGAAGATGTGGAAATGGTGGTCGGAACCCAGATGGTGTAGGTAACACCTTCGTTGTTCGCTGTATTGGGATCATTGCCCGGACCCGATGACGAAACATTGGCCGAGGTGTTGATTGTGGGAAGCGTGAGAACCACGTTAGCTGCAAGTGACCCGCCGACTGAGATAATCCTGCCGCCGTGGGCAAGTGGGGTCAGTGTCGTGCTTGCTGTGATTTCAACAACAGTGGACGGACCTTGTTGATAGATGCCGCCCAATGAACGGATGGGACCGTCAAAGGTAGTAATTGCCATAATAACTCCGCGTTGTAGCGCATCCTCATACCGTCTCTACAAAGTCTGCTAGGTCAGTCGATATGAGTAGGAACCCTAGTTTAAACAGCATACAACAAAAAGGGGGGTTTTGATACCCCCCTTTTCTTACGCTCCTTGGCTTCCAAAGATCCCAAGAGGATCTGAGACGCCGAAGCTGTAACGCTCACGAGCTTTGTAACGGACGTTGCCCGTGTCAAAGTCTCCATCCATGCCAGTACTCATCGGAGTCCGCACGAAGTGCTTCAATCCGTTGGGTACATCGGTGGTAAGGAACCAGCCGTTGGTATCGGTCAACCAGTGGTTGATCGTATAGCCTTCAGGAATGGAACCATTATTCTTCAACGCGTTGATATCGTTGTTGTTGGTGCCGACACGGAGTTCGGTTTCCAACAGACGGGTAGCAACGAACTGAAGATTGGATGGGACGATTAGCTTGCGTGGACGTGCTGCAATCAACAGACCACGTTCATCCGTCCATGCTGCAATTTGAATGACTGCGTTTTCCAACGAAGTCTCATTCAAGTCAGCCTGCGTGGAAGGCGTGTTGCTGTTGGTGCCACCGGACACAAGAGGATGCGACGTAGAGAACAGAGGCTGCCCATCACCGTAGGTCACGGTAGATGCCCATCCATTGTTCAGAACGGCTGCTGCCTTGACTTGCTTGGTATAAGCCATGGAACGTGCCAGTGCTTTGGTATAACGTGACGACAAAGAGTCGTACAGGTTATCTTCAATCGCCTCCTCGGTGATTGAAAAGCCCATCGCGATAGTTTCATGGGTGTACCTTGCAGTCCATGCTTCCTGCGCGTTGTCATAAGCGATGGCAGCGCCTTCGTTTTTGACTGGTGCGGCTGAGAAGCCAGACAGCTTGGTTTCCTCTTCAAACGAACGCTCAGAGGTCTCGGTTTCGTAGATCTCTTTGTGTTCTTCCCCATACCTAGCGTACTCAAGACCGAACAGTGCGTTCAGGCCGGGGAGTAGCTCTTTCAATAGTTGTGCGCGTGAAATAGCCATTTATATTCCCCTTACAGACCGACTGGGTTGTAGTACGCATGACCACCCGTCACTGTGGAGGTAATGCCGCCGCTAGATGCAACATACGGTGCATTGAACTTCACAATAACTTCTGGGTAGTACAAAGTACCGCTATAGGTAAATGCCGTGTCAGGCACCACATCAATAACTCGCAACGGATAAGTTTCTGTTACTGCACCAGATGCAATATCCACCGCATAACGTGAGTCCTTAGTCGTGGTATTCAGGGTGTTTGCCACCATAGTCACGTTTAAACCTACGTCAGTGTAGGTAAAGCCTGATGTGGTAGAAACAACCGTCGTGCCGCTTACGCCGCAAACTTGGAACAGTTGATCTGGATCTTCACAGATGTAAGCAACAATGTAGGTGTTGCTTGCAATTGCGGTGCCAGAGATCCAAGCTTGTGAGAAGGTCGGCTGACCAGTCACGGATGAGACAAACGTACAACCCATAAACACACCAGCAAAACCAGTGGCTGGGGCAGCAGTTGTTTCGGTACAAACGACAACGCAACCGTTGGCGTCAAACTTCACAGGATCACCAAAGCCAATACTTGACGCGCTGGAGTTTACGATCCGGCGCTGACGAGTGGCTCCGGCAAATACCTGACCGCCGATCAAGTTGATCGGACGCAGACCGTATGGGCCTGAAATCGTCGGGTAAGCCATGCTTAACTCCTAATGTTTAACGGAAGGATTTGACCTCCGAACGGCTCTGATTAAACAGAGGCATTCTCGGATCGTTCTCACGCATGAAGTTGCTATTGACCGCATTCATGTAATCGTTGCCTTGCTTCTGGTAATAAGCATTGCGTTGATCAACCATCTCTTGCGGTGCGCGGCACAACATCACGCCACCTGTTTCTATGTTCCCAGACTTGTCTTTCACTAATGGCATCTTGGCTGCAATCTCGGGGTACTCTTCCCACTTACATGCCTCAAAACCATCTTGATAGCGAACACTGACATTCCGGTCGTCGGCTTGTCCTAAGATTGATACACGCACCCAACGATGCTTCCAGCCCGGACGCGGATCTGGGTCAGGCAACAAACTC